TTAGAGCGTAATAAAAAGCCGCTCCCCGTCCCAAGTACACTCCTGAATCACAGCGCGAGCGATCGCGTTTTTTTCTTTGTCGTCGAAGCCATCCAGACCATGAATCAGCTTCGCAATTTCCGCAGCCGTGGCCTTGGCATCCTTCGCACTGGCAGCAGCCCGGTGGCTTTCCATCTCGGCCAGCGAGGCTTCACGCTTCAGAGCACCCAGCTCAACGTCCAGGCGTTCCATTTCTGCGATGATATACTTTGATGCAGCGGAATCCTCGGCCAGAGCTAACGATGCAGCCAGGCGGCCGATCTTGCGCTCACAGGTAGCCAAGCGAGCCTGTGCAGCCTTCAGATCAGGAATATCGGTCGGAGCTTTCGTCTTGACGAATTTCTGAATCAAGCCAGGATCGGCCGCGATACCACGAAACAGCTCCAGAACCTTCTCATCCAGCAAATCGCATTTGATCTGGCTCATGTCGCAGGCGTCCACACCCTGCCTCATCCGCTTCCTGCAGTAGTACCAGGAAGAACAGGTACCGTCGCCCTTTTTCTTTCTGGATATCTGCATCAGGTTCCCACACTTGCACCGGAGTACACCCTTCAGGAGAGGCACCGGCCACTTTGCGTCCTTGATGCACTTGTTCTGAGTAAACCGGGACTGCACCGCGAGCCATTTCTCGGCAGGCATGAAGGGCTTGTGCTTTCCAAGACACACGGTCCATTTCTCAGGCGGCTGCACCTGGTGCTTTTTGTTTTTCTCGGTCGACCGGCCATAGATGATCACACCGACGGATCCGTCCCACATTTCACGCGGGGAGCCAGGATCCATGATGCAGCCCTTCGCGGCATAGAAGTCGTAGACCTCCGGAGTCGCCTCCACGCAATACGGCATGGTCAGCATTTTATGCAACTGCGTGGTTGAGAAGAACTTCCCGGCGCGCGTCCGGATGCCCTGGTTTTTGAAACGTGTCTCCATCCCCTGCAGACTGCAGTTATAAGCCAGGAAGGTATCGAAGATCTGCGTCACGTAGCGAGCCCCGTCCGGATCAACCTCAATGGAGCAGTGCTTCTTCCCATTCACAACAATATGCTTTCTGACGTAGCCAACCGGAGGATTGCCACCGGTCCAGTATCCTTTTTTAGCAAGGCCCAGCATGTTATCCGTGACACGGGCTGCGATGGTCTCACGCTCCATCTGAGCAAAAACAACAGTAACATACATCATAGCGCGGCCGATCGGCGTCGTTGTGTCGATATTTTCCCTTATCGAGATGAACATCACGCCATGTTCCTCCAGGAGCGCGTAGATGTTTGCAAAATCGCGGACGTCCCTGGAAAGACGATCCAGCTGGTACACTACCAGAACATCGCAGAAACCATTCTTGATAAAAGATAGCATACGCTGCAAATCAGGCCGGGATGTATTCGCACCAGTGAAGTCTTCATCCGAGAACTGCTGCCAGGAATCCACCTGGCTGGAAAACTTCGACTCGCAGTATTCCCGGTTCATCCGGAACTGGTTGTCAATCGAATCGGATTTATCAGAAAATACGGATTTTCGTCCGTAGCTAAAAAACCTCATTGTTCCACCTCCTGAAATTCTAAAAAAGAGTATAAAAAATAAGCCCTTGTGGACTCGTGGAAAATGCGGTATACTTAATCCTGCGAAGGTTAAGCAACCGCATCCCGCAAGGGAAGCGAAGAAGCCGTTCGGTGTTACCAGCACCGGGCGGTTTTTTTATTTATTTAGATAATCTCTTACGATTCGATAAGCATTTCTGTTCACATTCGGCGCTTTCTGAAGGCTCAGATCAGAGCCAGTATATCTCATCAAAGACCGATGCATCTGCTCATCCGCGCGGTATTCGTTCACGAATCGATCGTATAAGTCCAGGAAAGGAGAATGCGCCAGGTCATAATCTCGTTTTCCTAAAAGATTCTGATGAATGCAGAAGATCAGAAACTGCATTTTCTCTTCCTCTGTGAATTGTCGCCACAAAGAGTCCAGGACGCCTTTCTCGCCAGAAAACACAGATAAATAAATATCACGATCCGCAGCCATCCTGGCAAGGCTTACATCGACAGAAGTCATGTCGTCCCGATCCGTGTCGTTTTTCGCCCTTGTTATAAGGCAGGAAATCTCATCTTTTGAATACTGCTCCGGATGAACAATTCCGAGATCTGCAGCATAGCTGATTTGTCTTTCCGTAGCCGGTTCTGGTGGAATTACTTCGCACGACTGGACGTCGTACAAACCAGTAGCAGCGATTACGGAATTCTGATCGGCTGATGCCAGGGCGATTTTTCGGACCGTACATAATCTTTTCGTGTCCTTATTCCTTCCGCGAATCTTGTATCGGACCATTTCAGGACAGGTCTTTTTGTAAAGAACTTTGGCGCTTGGAATCTCTGGTTTCACATACTCCCGCGTAATGTTGACTTCGGTATGCAGAGTTACTGTTTCCGCTTCTTTTTCTTTCTTACCGCCGCCAAACAACCATTTGAATAAACCCATCGTTTACCTCGCTTCCCAATATTTACCAGTATTTTATCGCCGAAAAATGATTTACAATGATCGGGTGCGCCCAGCCCTGGATCCTTCCTAAAAAGGGGGAATTAGGATGAGCAGGAAATACATTTCTTTACAAAGAAAAGATGTCTACGCGATTTACTATCGGTGCACCCGCACCATTTATTATAATCTTGATTTTGACGACAAAACAAAAATTATACTGATGCGATAAGGACCAGGGAGGACTGGGTGCATTTTAACCCAGCCCGCCTTCCTCCGAATCTTCCAGCGGCGGGAACTTTCGCTCCAGCTCTTCTGGTGTGTCGGGGATATCTGCGTAGACATCTCCAACAGAGAACGTCTTGTCGTTCTGATCTGCTGCACCATTAAGGGCAGCAACCACATCAATCATAAAGTTAATGATTGTCTCACGTGAGCCTGATTTCAGGTTCACGTATTTTTCTATTAGAACCTGATCTGCATTAGACAGATTGTATTTCTTTGCCAGAGCTTCCAGTTCATCGTTGGATTCAGGAATAAATCTATCTCCGTCTCCAGTACGAAGCCATTCTTCATTGACTCCATATTCACGACATATAGAAAGTACAGCCTGATCGGAAATATTTCTTTTTCCACTCTCGATAAGAGCAATTGAATTTTGCTTCAATCCGATACGTTCTGCAAATTCTGCCTGAGTAAGTCCCAGTTCTCGTCTTATCTGTTTAATTCGCTCATTCACTTTTTATCACCTCCCATAACCAGATTATACAATAGAAACATCACACAGTCAATAAAATATTTCAAAATCAACAAAAAACGTATTGACAGAATGGATTGAGCAATATATAATTATTTCAGAATCAACAAAATAACACACCAACCGAAAGGAGGGAACGACATGACAAAAGAAAGAAGATACACAGCAGAACAGCTCAGCGATGCCAACAAAATGGCAAAGATGCTCGCCAGCATTCCGGAAGAGAAGAGAAGCCTCGTCATTATGATGACTAATTCTTTCATGGCTGGAATGGAAGCGCAGCGGGCGATCGATACCAAAGAGCCAGCGATGGCATGACAACTAAATACAGCGAGGGATGCGGGACCTCATAAAAAACCCAGGTCTGGTGGAGCCGACGCAGATAAGTCCACCCGGCGAGGTGACCGGTGCCTGCGGAGAATCGTCGTCATAGGGGTGGAAAGCGCAGACCCTAGTAAAAAACTCCCGGCTTGGAGGCAGATGAGAATACCAGATGAGAGAACGTCCGGAGCATGGGCTGGTAGGTGCGAAGTAATCCCGGATGGTCGGCATGAAAAACCGGCACTGCAGGCAGAAGGCTATACGGCTACCCCACACAACACTCAGGGAGCAAACAGCGGACAGGTTCTTCTTCAACCCTATGGAGAACCTGTCACAGACTGCCGGGCCCAGCCAAGCCTAGAGAGCAATTATGCTACCCGGTACACAATGAAAAGTAAAGGAGATGGGTCCATGAGAGCAAAAGAAATAAAGATGGAGGTTACATACACGGAAGGCTATGAAAGGAGATTTACAGCAGCCTGCCTTGAGCAGATTAGAAGAGGCCATGATTCATCGCAGGAAGATGGCAGAGATCAGAACAGCGATGGAGAAAAGAAAACAGCATAAGGCGAGGGTGAAGGCAGCCAAAAAAGCAGTGAAGGAGTTCCTGGTAGCTACGGGAATTGGGATCGCACTGTGGCTGGCCTTCCTTTATGCCTTAATTTCAGATGATACGTACTACGAGCCGCAGCCTGAACCACGTATGATCCAGGCGATCGATGGTGATTATTACTACCCGGCAGATCAGTACGAGGACTACCTGAAAGAAAGAGAATCATACAAGGAGCAGGAGAATGAAGATTAAAGTTGTTTATTGTAAATTCGGAGAGAAGCCAAAAATTCTGGAGATTGACAGAACGCTGGAAGAGATGCAGCGTCTGGTAGGCGGACATATTGAGACCTATCCATACGGATATGCGCCGATGGTTTTCGTGGTCAACGAGGAAGGTAAGAACCTGGGACTCACGCCACACCGGCTCATCGCACACGGAAGAGATGTCATATGCGGTGACTTTTTCGTGGCTGCCATTGGAATGAGTGAGGAAGGCTGCCTCGATATCGTGGGACTGACGGACGAACAGATTCACTCGGTTCTTGTGACCGTTGATAATGGGAGGCTGTATCGATGAAGATGGCGATGAAGGACGGAATGCTCCGGATCATCGAAGCAGATATCACCCAGGCGGCGATCATTAAGTCCTGGGGAAGCATGAAATACTCCCGATCCAATCAGATGTACGAGGGACCGGTCAGCATGGAGCTATTGAATAAGCTGGCCGGAATAGTCAAGCTCCCGCCGGCGATCGAGGCGGTCCGTAAGAACATGAATGAGGTCCAGGAGGCGGTGGATCGGGAGCGCATCCGCAAGGATCCGAAGCCACTGGTACAATACCCGGTCACAAAATCACTGTATCAGCACCAGGTCAGAGCCGCCAACATGGCACTTTTGACTTTCGGTCTGGTACCACCAGAGAAGGAGGAATATCGAGATGAATAGTGTATTCACCGACGAAGAGCACCGCATCCTGCTGGCAGCACTCGAGAGAGAGAAACAGGTATGCCGGGAATATGATCAGGAGCATGACAGCGAGAACAAGCTGGCGCCAATCGTAAAACGCATCGAAAGAAAGGTCTATGACCTTCAGAATCAGGATGCAGATCTGAAAAGACACTTCCTTGCGGCGGAAGAGCCGGAATGGGATCCAGAGAACCGATTCCACCGGTGTCCGTCCTGCAGGCGCAGAATCCACGAATATCATGGATTCTGCAAGCACTGTGGAAAGAAGATCGACTGGCAGCCGCTCATGAAGAAGAGAAAGAAGGAGGCCGAGATCCGCGGTCGAAAGGAAGGCAGGAAACGATGATCCTACAGTTGGAAATTCCAAAAGAATTCGAGAAAGACTACCGAAGCAACAGGTTTGAGGATTTTTTCAGAAGAGTCTATGCGGACATTGACAGCGAAGGCTTGTGTGGCAATTACGAGGGCGAGACAGCGCAGATGATGGAACGTGCGTTTAAAGAATCGAGGTGTTTGGACGATGGGAAAACCTGCTAATGCACCGCGGAAAAAGAAGCAATGGACGCCAGAGGAAGAAGCGTATCTTTCAGACAGCTGGGGAACAAAGAGCATCAAGACGCTGGCAAAGAATCTCGGCCGATCGGAGCAGGCGGTCATCGTCAGAGCGCAGCGTCTCGGATGTGGCCCCTTCCTGGATTCAGGAGACTACATCGCTCTGAATCAATTAATCGTGGAACTCTATGGCCCAAATAACACTGGATACCCAGCATACCGGCTGATTACAAAGGGACTCCCGGTCAAGGAAAAACTTGTGAGACGCTGTAAGCGCAGAGTCATATACATCGACGAATTCTGGAAGTGGGCAGAAAAAAACAAGAGCCTTCTGGACTTTTCGAGAATGGAACCGCTCTGCTTCGGAGCGGAGCCGGCTTGGGTAAAAGTCAAAAGAGAAAACGATAAAAGGCAGGCCTGGCAGCAGATGCCGCACAACGCGCCTTGGACCGAATATGACGACCAGAAGCTCAGGAGAATGCTGAGGGCAAGGAAATATACCTACACAGATTTGTCGCGGGAATTGCGCCGATCTGAAGGCGCTGTGAAGCGAAGAATCGCTGATCTTCAGATCACGGATCGTCCGATCCGGAATAAAACAAAGCCATGGACGGACGAAGAGGTTGATCAGCTTCTTTCCATGCTTGATCAAGGGTTCACTTATTCGCAGATCGCAGAAAAGCTGAATCGAAGTGCTCTGGCAACCAGAGGAAAGCATGAAAGACTGCAGAACCCGAATTACATGAAGCAGTACAACCGCGGGCATTCAAAGGATTACGATTATGTCGGAATCCGAGATGTAAGTCCCGCACAGATCAAGAAAGATATGGCAGCCAGAAAGGACAATCAATTCGTCGAAGTGGGTGAGCTGCCGAGAGAGGAGATGATGATATGACATCCCAACGAATCAATAAGGGCTTCGGCCTGCTGTTCGAAATGGGATGCGGTTAGGAAAAACACTGACCGCACTGGCCATCGCAGGAGCTGCGTATAAGATGGGAAAAATCGACAGGGTTCTGATCGTTGCCCCAACTTCTGTCGTAGCTGTATGGCCGAAAGAGTTTCAGGAATTCGCAGATTTCAAGTACACCTGCAGAACACTCCTGGGAGACAAGACACACAGACTCAGGGAACTTAACGACCTGCAGAAGTTTCCATTCAAAGCCATGAAGGTGGCTGTGATCAACTACGAATCAACCTGGAGAGAGGGTATCTTCGAGGCCCTTCAGGAATACGATGCCGACCTGATCATCTGCGATGAGAGCCAGAGAATCAAGACGCACGATGCGGAGCAGAGTAAGGCGCTGCATAAGCTGGGTGATCAGGCGAGGTACAAGTTGATCCTTTCCGGAACGCCGGTGCAGAACAATGCAATCGATATCTACAGCCAGTATCGTTTTCTGGACTCCACGATCTTTGGAGAGAACTTCTATAAGTTCCGAAACCGGTACGCCGTCATGGGCGGATTTAACCGGAAGCAGATCGTTGGATACAAGGATCTGGACGGGCTGATCAAAAAGGAGCACTCCATTGCTTTCCGGATCACGAAAAACGAAGCTATCGACCTTCCAGAACAGACATTTGAGACCAGGAGGGTGCACTTCAGCAAGAAGGAGCAAGACCTATACAACCGCATCAAACGAGACAGCTATGCAGAGCTGGATAGCGGCGGCCAGATCACAGCAACAACCGTCCTGACCAAGCTTTTGAGACTGCAGCAGTTGACGGGCGGATTCCTGGTAAAGGACGATGCATCAAAGCCGGAACAGGTAAGCAGAGCCAAGCTGGATGCTCTGAGCGATATCATCGAGGACTATGTAATCGGATCCGGAAAGAAACTGGTTATTTTCGCACGATTTATCGCGGAAGTAAAGGCAATCATCGACCTGGTGGCGAAGCTGCTCCCGCGAGGAATGAAGCAGGTCGCTATCTATGGAGAAATCAAGAAAGAAGATCGAGGCGACATCGTGAAACAGTTTCAGGAAGATCCGAACACGACCGTCTTCATCGGTCAGATCGACACGGCCGGAACGGGAATCACGCTGACAGCCGCAGATACCTGCGTGTATTACAGCAAAAACTTCAACTATGCTACATATAGTCAGAGCCTCTCCCGTATCCACAGAATCGGCCAGCGAAACGTCTGCACGTACATCGATCTGGAAGTCGACAAGACGATCGATGAGCTGATCAGCCAGAGCCTGGCAAAAAAAGAAGATATGGCAAAGACGGTCGTGGACGACTGGCGGGCCTACTTTGAATAGGAGGTAGAGAGATGAAACTGAATGACGTATACACAAAGCCACTGAAAGACGTCGTAGAGGAACTGAACCTCACGGACATGAAGGTTCACACAGACGACGATGGAGAAGTGAGATCCATAGAGCTGAAATATGAGCCGAACAATCGCTTCACGAAAGGAGCTCAGTCATGATATTAAAAGAAATCGGCCGCAAGATCGCTCAGGCATTCAGACTGGCAAAGGCCGCGGACGAGAAGGTGACATCCAGCATAGCAACGTCACTGGATACTATAGCGGAGCAGGCGAAGGAATACGAAAAACGCTTCGAGCCAGGACCACCGGAGCCGGATCCGATGCAGGAAGCAGCCGCGCAGGTTGGCGTCGATGTGGTTCTGATCGCAAATGCGCTTCAGGAATTTGCAGATGCGCTTCATCGGCCGGAGCCGGTGAGCCACCTGGCGAACAACTGGAGAAAAATGCATGGATTACCAATGCGAAGAAAAGGGAGAAGAAGATAATGGGCTTATTAGAAATGATCAGAGAATTCAATGAGCTTCTGGACGAGAAAGACGGCCTGAAAGAGGCCACCAAGCGAAATAATGAAGCCATTAGTGCAAAGACAAAAGAGATCGCGGAGCAGATGATCGATGATGATGTGCCGAGCATCAGCGTCGGAGGGTACAAATTTTTTCTGCAGAATAAGACAATGTATTCCAAAAAATCAGAAGAGGCGCTGATGGAAGCAGGTCTGGACTTCCTGGTTGTCTTAAGAGAACAGGGGCTCGGTGACATCATCCAGGAAACGGTCAATTCAAGAACACTGCAGTCGACGATTAAGAATCTGGTTGAAGAAACCGGCTCTCTTCCGGAAGAACTGGCAGAGGTTTTGAGTGTATACGATACATATGAGATCAGCAGAAGAAAAGAAACCAACAAAACAGCCAATAAAGTAAAGAAAGCAAAGAAAGGAAATTAAGATGGCAGGTTATGAACAGATGGAATTTGATGTAAGACTAGAGAGCGACCGATGCCTTCAGGAGAATGTGAACCTTGCAATCGATTTTGCGTGTAAGCAGGTGCAGCAGGAACGCCAGAAGCCGATCGAGAACCGTCATGAGGCCTATGGTATCCTCGCGGAGCAGTACGCGAGAGTCCAGAAGAGCATGAAAGACGTGAATGACAGCTTCAAAAAATATGCGCTGATCCTGCCGCTGGATGATGCGGCCGCGGTGGAGGCTTCGAACAGCATTGTCAATGCTGCTACGGAAGCTGTGTATGAAGCCGTTGAGCTGGTAGCACTGGCCAATAAAGCCATGCAGGATCTTTACAGAAATAGTTCCCGCGAGAGCACACCGCTGGAAGATCACATGGAAGAACAGGAAAATGATGGCTTTGAAGAAGCGGAAAACGCTTCAGAAAGCGAGGATGAAGATGCAGAATAATGTAGAAATTATCGTTAGATGCTCAGGAAAAGAGAGCACTCTTTCAGGCGAATTTTTGATCGGAGCAGTTACTCAGGGAGATGGAGAACATGGCGAGAAAAAAGCGGAAGCATTGCTTGCAGGCAGCGCAGATCACCTCGAGATTATCGATACATTAGCAGTCGCGTGCGCACATACCATCAGAACCTTGACATCCAAAGACGCATCAAAAGAAGAACTCTATGTCAAAATTTTCAAGGAAGAGCTCACGAGAGTACTGAATGGCGATACATGGTCGTCCTGTAAATCATACGATCTGAGCGAAGGAGGAATTTACAGTGAGTAAACTCGAAGTCTATATCAAGGATCCGGACATCGCCGATCCAGATAAGAAGGTCAAGACGATGCAGAGCGATGTTGTTTATATGTGCGGCATGACAAGCGACGAAGGAGGATGCAAGTGCAGCAGCCTCTATTTCGGAGAAGGAGTCTCGCCATCTACTGCATCCGGAGCGATTGCAGACAGCATTGTGCATGTTTTCCGCGAGGCAAGCCGCGGGGATTTGTTGCTGGAATTCCAGATGCTGTACAACGTATACAACACGATCGATACAAGATTCGATGAAATTTTAACTTTGTTGAAAGAAAAAAAGGAGAAAAAATAATGGCAAATGAAGTGGCTACTGTAAATAAATTTGAAATTGTAACCGGCTATGAGAACATGGACGCGGAGCTCCTGGAGGAGCTCCAGGACGAAATGGAAGACCTGGATGAAGCAAAAGGTATCTCCTGCAAAAAGATCAAGATTCCTTCCGGCGGCGGAATCGCATTCGAGGTAGAGACAGATGATCCGGATAATCCGGATTCCGAAAAAGAGCTGGAGGCTGTCGTAATCTTCACGCACAGAATCAACTCATACTGGGCCGAGAGCTTCGGCGGATCCGACAACAAGGCTCCAGACTGCAGTTCCTTCGATTCCAAGAAAGGCGTTGTGTTTGAAACCGGAGAGATCCGGGACTGCGACACATGCCCAATGAATGAATACGGAAAAGATGGAACTGGAAAGCCGTGTAAGAACATGCGAAGAATGTATCTCATCCTCTCCGGAAAACCAGGCGTGTATCTGTTAAATATTCCGCCGACATCGCTGAAAGAAGTAAATAATCAGCTTGCCAGACTCATGGGCGGAAGCAAGATCCCATACAGCCGTATGGTTCTGAAATTTAAGTTGACAAAAGATAAGAACAAGAACGGTATCGCGTACAGCAAGGTCGGCATCGAAAGAGTTGGTCTGATTCCAGAGGAATACTTCAAGACAACCGTAGCCATGCGGAAGGAGCTGAAGGAGAAATACAAAGAAGTTGTGATCACATCCGATGATTACACTACAGCTCCTGCGGATCCAGTTGTTGATAAAGAGGGATTCATGGACGTAGGCGCAGCCGGTGACATTCCGGAAGAGTTACCATTCAACTAAAGAAAGGAGGACTGAGTTCATGAGTGAATGCTATGAGCTCAGTCTGACACCTAACTACGTGTCAGACTGGACATTCAATGATGCATTAAGAGAACTAATTCAAAACGGGATAGATCAGGAAACAATTCGACCAGATAATAAATTCTCAATTGATTACGATGAAGGCAAAGAAGTAATTCGATTAGTTAATAAAAATGCAAAATTAAAAATAAGTACGTTATTACTTGGAAAAACCAATAAGAGTAATGACGAGGATACAGTTGGACAATTTGGAGAGGGATATAAAATCGCCGCCCTTGTACTCAACAGACTTGGGAAAACTTTTACAATTTACAATAATGAAAAGAAAGAAATCTGGACATCTAGGTTCAAAAACAGTGCAAAATGGGGATCGGAAATCCTGGCTTTTTATATTGAGAAACAACCTGATGCAGATGAAAAGAATCTCGTTATTGAAATAGGACATGTGAACTGGACGGAATACGATGGATTAAGTGACATATGGCTCGGATTGTCTGCTGAGTACGATGAAACTGAAAAAGTGGAAACATCGTATGGCGAAATCCTTCTAGGAGAAGAAATGGCCGGAAAAACATACGTGAACGGCTTATATGTTGCCTGCAATGAGGAATTGAAACATGGATATAATTTTAAAGCCAAGTATATAAATCTGGAAAGAGATAGAAAGGCTTGTGATTCATGGAATGCGAGACAGGTGACTGCGAAGATGATAGCAGAAGCAATGGTCCAGGGAAAAATGGAGATTAAAACTGTTCGTAGAATGATTGAAGAAGATACAAACGATGTCTACAACATGGAATTCAATCAATACTGTGATGATATTAAAGAAGTCAAAAAAATGCTGATCAATGAATTCGACAAGCAGAATATTCTGCCGATGTCTATACCCGTTGGAAATGCAGAGGACGCAAGGAAAGTAAAGGCGTATGGAGGCAATGCAATATTAGTACCTTCGAAAGTTGCCGCTCTTCTTAAAGACGAGACAAGGGAAAGAATCGAACAGTTAGAAAATTTACCAGTTACAGAGCAGTTGACTCTTAGAGAGAAATTTCAGCGTTGGTACGACATCTACAGCGACCAATTAAAAAATAATGCAAAAGACGAGCTTATGACATTGATTAACGAAATTATGTAGTTCAGGAGAATAGACATGAAGACTTACAAAGAATATGCAGAAAAGGGATTCGTCGGAGCTCCGGAGCTGTACCTGAAGAACGGTGATGAAATCGACATTGAACTGGCCACGGCGCTGATCGACCGCACGGATATGGATGTAGCCGATCTGGAGGCCTGGAACAATGGATTGCTTCAGAATCCGCATCCGGCAGATATCGTAGACAACAAGGGGATCTTTGACACGATCCAGCGAATAAGCTGGACGAAGCCATTTATTTATAGAGGGCAGTGCTTCGCGGGAAAGACGGCAAACAAGAATCCGCAACTGAGCCGGTACGTGTATATCTGCAGTCCGTATAACGCAAAAACCGAAGAGGAACGCACAGCGAATGCGGCATTCGCAGAAAAATACTGCAGATACATCGTAAATGAAGGGAATATCCCGATTGCACCACATATCTACTTTACAAGATTTATGGATAATGGAAATGAAGCAGAGCGGATCCTGGGACAGGAAATCGGCATCGAGCTTTTGAAAAAGGCAGACTCCATGATGGTCCTGATTAGGAATGAAAATATCAGCGCAGGGATGGAAAGAGAGATCAAGTACGCCGCGAATCATCTCGGTATTCCTGTCCAGATGGTTCGCGGCAGATAAGAAAGGTAACTGAATGAATACGGCAGATGTTGATATTGATAGATTAGTAGATTACAGAAGTGAATACACGCAATACATAAAGAAAGCAAAGATCACTGGCGATCAGTTAATCGGACTCTGCCCGTTCCATGATGACAAAAATAACAGCTTTTCCGTAAACCTGAAGACCGGACAGTGGCACTGCTTCGCAGAAGACCGTGGCGGCAATTTCACGCAGTTCTATGCAGAGGTCAACGGCCTGGACACAAAAGAAGCATATAAGCAGATTCTGGAAAAATACGGAGTGGTCCAGGAAGAGAAAAAGGAAGAATCAAAGCAGAAGAAGAGCTACACTCTGGCACAATACGCATTCGAAAAGCGCCTGCCGGAGGAGTGGCTGAAAGAAAGCTGCAGACTATCCACAGTAAAGGGCAGAGACGGTGACACGTATATGAAGATCCCGTACTTTGACGAAAACGGCCAGGAAGCCACCTTCAGAAAGCGCTTTGCGAATAAGGATTTCCGTTGGAAATACGGTTCTTCCGGAAAAATCGGACTGTATGGAGAGTGGCGCTTGCCACAGATCCGAAAAGCAGGATACGCGGCCATGGTGGAAGGAGAATCGGACAGCCAGAGTATGTGGTACATGGGAATCAGCACGCTGGGTGTGCCAGGAGCATCTATGTTCAAACCGCATCAGGCAGGACTGCTCCAGGACTTGAAGGTCTATATTCACCAAGAGCCAGATAAGGGCGGCGAAACGTTCTTAAGAAAAATCATCGAGGGACTCAGGGAGGGCGGATTCATCGGGAAGGTATACCGGTGGAGCTGCAACCAGATCGGATGCAAGGATCCGTCCGCAGTCTACCTCAAATTTGGAAAAGAAGAAGCTCAGAAAAAGATCATGCGTCTGATCGAGAGCGCGGAAGAAATCGACCTGGACGCGCCGGAAGAAATTCCGGAAGCCATCCAGGGAGCGCCGGTCAATTTGAGACAGCCGGAAGGCTGGATCTATTCAGACAAGGGGATCAGCCACATCGATGAGAAGAAGTACACGCCGACACTGATCTGCAGAACACCGATCATATTGACGCAGCGGCTCAAAAGCCTGGAAACCGGCGAGGAGAAGATGGAAATCGCGTTTAAAAGAGACGGAACATGGCACAGAGCAATCTTCCCGCGATCAACAATATTTACGGCCCGCGGTATCACAGTTCTGGCAGATCTTGGATGCACAATCACCAGTGAAAATGCAAAGATGGTCGTTCGGTTCCTGTCGGCTCTGGAGGCGGAAAATATCGATATCATCCAGCGGGCAGATGCGACGTCAACGTTTGGATGGCAGCCAGGGAAACGATTCATCCCGGGAAGGGAACAGGGCATCGTGCTGGATATTGATCCAAGCCAGAAGGGCATGGCAACGGCTTACTGCCAGGTGGGCGAGGAATCCAAGTGGATCGAAACCATGCGGCCGCACAGGGAACGGGATAAGTTCAGATTCATTCTGGCGGCCAGCTTCGCAGCTCCGCTTCTGCGGATCCTGAAACAGCGAATCTTCTTCGTTTACAACTGGGGCGGATCCAAGGGCGGAAAGACTGCAGCGTTAAAGGCAGCACTGTCCGCCTGGGGAGATCCGGAACGATTGATGGTCAACTTCAACGCCACACAGGTCGGACTGGAACGAACGGCCAGCTTTTACTGCGACCTTCCTCTCGGCATCGATGAAAGGCAGCTCGCCGGCCGGAATCAGGAAGGCCTGGAAAAGACGGTATATATGATTGCATCAGGAACCGGAAAGATCAGGGGCAGTAAGGGCGGCGGCCTGCAGGCAACGCACCAATGGAGGACTGTTGCACTGGCTACAGGAGAGGAACCAATGAGCACAGAGACGACGCAGACAGGCGTCAGCACGCGTGTATTGGAGATCTACGGCGGTCCGTTCGATAACGAAAAAGACGCCGGCAGGATGCACCAGGAAGCGGGTATGAACTGTGGCTGGACAGGTCCGGCCTTTGTAAATCACCTGATCGGGCTGGATGAACGGCAGATCATGGAGAAATATGAAGAGATGCTGAAATATGTTAATCAGATCGCGGACGGAAAATCTGGAAGTCATGTAGCCGGAATTTCAGCAGTAGCGCTGGCTGACGCCATGATCGATTCGTGGTTTTTTACACAAGCAGATGAGGAAAATGTGGATAAAATCGCAGAAAATGAGCTGGATGTGAAAAACTCTCTGGATATTCTGGAAAGCTCATGGGAGCGGGCGAAACAGATGGCAGCGGCTATTCTCCAAGAACAGATGAATGCGGATGTCGGTGACGTGAACGAGAATGCGCTTCAATTCATCGTAGACTGGGTTCTGCAGAACCGGCTGTACTTCGGCGAAAAAGCGATCGGAACGTGTCTGGGAAAATTTTCTGAGTCCGGGAACACGGTGTATATATTTCCATCGGCCCTGAACCAGGCTCTAACCAAGGCAGGATACAGCCCGAGAAAGACACTCAAATATATGGCAGATCGAGATCTGATTGCATCTTCAGAGCGAAAAGACCATAAGGGCAAAACATACCAGGTGACTAAGAGATTTGACAACCGGCTCTGCAAATTTATCCAGTTCAGTATCGGAAAACTCTCTGAAAAAGAGGATGCGGTGGACATAGACGATGAAGCGGAGCAGGAAGCTCCGGTGCAAAAAGACGGCGACGGATTCATGCCGGTTCAGGAAAGCTTCGACCTACCATTTCAATAAAAAAACGGGTGCAAAATGCGTAAAAGCTGTTACTCCTTTTTGGGCAAATAAAAAAGGAGTAACAAAAGGAGTAACAAAAGGAGTAACGCAAAAACCCGCATAAATCAAGGCTTTGGGGGCCCTTGTTACTCCTGTTACTCCTTTTTCAGACATATATAGTAAAATATTTTAAAATTTGTCACATGATGCAAAAAATCCTGCATCGCATGACAAATTCTTAAAAAAAACGGTGTGTATTAAAAAAAAGGAGTAACAGGAGTAACATGCCCGGAAACCCGCATAAATAAAGGATTTTTGCGTTACTCCTAACTTTTTTTAAAAGGAGTAACACTCAGGAGGCAAAATATGGATCCATACCGAAAAAACGTTGATATTCTGCGGAAAAACAGGGAAAACGTGCCTCTTGCAGAATTGAAAACAAAATATGCGAACGGATATCTGCAGATTTGCGAAAAAATCAAAGAGCAGACAAAATCTGCAATTTCTGCATTGATCACCGATGGGATGATAATTCTGACGGCGGATCAGGCAGAGGAACTGCCTAAAATCGTCTCGGAAATTCAAAAAATTATCGATCAGGAAACAGCGGCGGGGACCATGAAGGAAATCAGCCGGCTGATCTTTTCAAAATTTGACGTGGACCAAGCGATGGATCTGGCGGCGGAAAAACTGGCCCGCCCGGCATTTGAAAAAGCCTACGGTCCATACTTCAGAAAAAAATGCAGACTGCAGGAGGGCAAATATGTCTGCGACCTGCTGCCTGGAATGACATGGAACGAAGAAAACGGAGTCTGGATGGCTGCCGACGGAATGAGTTTTACGCTAATGCTGCCGCCGATCCAGCGCGACGGAAAGGAGAAAGAGAATGGCAATCAAGAAAATCATGAGTAAATACAGCAAAGACCGGAACAAATGCATCCGCTGTGAAGCGCGACTCTTGTCGAAGCTCGAGGAAGGGCGGATCGTAAAATGCAGACGCTGCGGATGCGGTCACCTGGTCCATTTCACGAAGAACGGGAATCTGAGCCTTACAGATGTAGATTATCAATATTTATTCAAAAACAAGGAGGACGACAACAATGGGAAATAAAGAAAGATTTGAAGAATTACTGAAGAGAGCAGCCGATAGACCTGGATTCGATGGTCTGCTGAATTATATCCGAAAAAGTGACTTCTATACAGCGCCGGCCAGCACAAAGTTTCATCTTTCCTGCGAGGGAGGGCTTCTGCAGCATAGTCTGAACGTGTATGACGCACTGGTTGGAAGACTACAGCCAGGAGAAAATGATACCTTCAGATATCTGGTACACGGAAAAGAGGTGGTAGCATTTAAGAGGGAAACGCTGGTGATTGTGGCACTGCTCCACGACCTGTGCAAGACAAATTTCTACGAGACGGAAATGAGAAATCAGAAGACCTACGATCCAGAAAAAGTAAAAGCGGCATCCAGCTGGCAGGTGAAGAAGGACAATGCAGGTCAGTTCATCTGGGAGTCCGTGCCATGCTACACCATTAATGACAAGAATCCATACGGGCATGGCGAGAAGTCAGTCATGATGATCGAGGAATTTATGAGACTCACCATGGAGGAGCGCTATGCGATCCGGTGGCACATGGGTATGGGAGACTGCACGTACAATGAAGTCCAGGCATTCAATAAGAGCTGCGAGAAGTTCCCGCTGGTTCTCCTGCTCCACATAGCTGATCAGGAAGCATCGCACTTTATGGAAGACACGCAGAAAAATAAAGAACTCTTTCAGAAGATGGACGTCCCGGACGATGAATTTCAGGAAGCGGAGCCAGTGTAAAGGGAGGCAGGCATGGAAACGAAGATCATGGCAGTATTCGTGATTGTGTTTTTGATGATGGGGCTTGTGGAATTTGTGGCCGCAGTCTATGTCGTCATCAAGAGCAGGAATCTGCCGGAACAGAAAGAGCGTGAAGATATGGAACAGATCGAGTACCTGAAAACATATCAGAAAAAACAGCAGGAAAAGAGGATGAGACGGAATGCTCGAAAAATACATAGAAAACTTCGACGAAGATCTCTTTATACGAGAATTCATGGGAACAAAAAAAATCAGAACAAAGCAAAAGGCCATGACGGAACTCCGAAAGCTGATCAAAGATGAGGGTTATTTTCAGAGCAAAATCAAGAAAGCCTTGGAAGAAAAATATCCGGATGCCTTCGTCCGGAAGATCAGCCAGGGAGCGTACAGCGAAGGCGGCATCCCCGATATCTTAATGATCAGAGACGGGCATTATTTCGGTTTTGAGGTCAAAAGACCGGTTGTCGGCATCAGATCCAAGCTGCAGGAGCAGACAGCCAAGGCGATCCAGGCCGCAGGCGGAACAGCAGTGTTTGTCTGCTGGCCGGAACAGGCAATCCAGGAGGTGGAAAACTATGAGAAAAGAAAAGGGTAAATACCTGATCAACAGAACTATGTACAAAGATATCAAGAAATTTGACCATCAGCAGATGGAAAACTTTCTCACGGATGTCTACAAGAGCGGATACCAGGACGGAGAGGCGTCCGTAACCAGAGTGGAGCTTCAGGACGTAGAAGTTGCGCTCCAGGAGGTCAAAGGAATCGGGCCGGTTGTGTGGGGACGTATCAAAGTACACCTGGAAGATCTTTTTAGAAAGGAGCAGAAAAATGGAAGCGCTGACAATTGAAGAACTGAAACAAATGGCAGGGGAGCCGGTATGGTGCCCGGATGAAGAGGCATATGGAATCGTTATATGTGACAATAAGGGCAGATATGCCGGGGTTCCATTCCTGCACGGTGTATGGTATCACGACGGGATCGGTACTGAATTTGAGTACAATATCATCGGCCGCAAGTTAAAATGCTTCAAAATTGAAGACAAGAAGGAATTCGCCATGCCGCTGAAAACTAAAGTGGACGCATTCGGAAACCGTTTGATGGTTTGCCCGAACTGCGAGAGTACGGCGGTCGTGAAACCGTCTCGAAAAGTATTTGAGTTATACCCGTACTGCCCGTGGTGCGGCCAGAAACTGAAAGGAGAGGATACAGATGAACAGCGGTAAAAAAATAGTAAGATTCATAAATCTTCCGGACGAATTGAAACCGCTCCTTTCCGTTCCGACCCCGCTTCTTTTAAAATCATTGGAGAATACGGTCGCAATCCTTCAGGCAAGAGGAGAGGATGTAGTGGACTGGGACAACAAAAACCGGAGAATCTGCCAGTTCAGAATGATCGGAGGCAAGGCTTACTTTTTAGCGGAGAAAAGAGAGGGCAAGTAGCATGGATGCGGAGCAGATCAGGGACGAGGATGTCCTAAAGTGGGTTCTCGGGCAGAGATTCCGCGCAGCGCAGAAGAAAAAGGCACTCGAGATCAGAAAAAATATAATCAGTGCGGAGCATGACGGAATCGATGAGCCTGCCGGAATCAAGGCCATGGTTGAGGAAATGAATGTAAGAATGAAAAAACAGCAGGTCCGCGTCGATCAGGCGATTCTCAGGGTCATGGACATCATCGAATATCTTCCAGAGGATTCGCTCGAAAAAGAGATCTGCGAATATCGGCACATTGACATGATGAGCTGGAGACAGATAGAGATCGCAGTCCCAATGAGCCGTAGCCAATGCAATAATCGGTACAACGAGGCCATCCGGATGCTCCTTCAGAATGCAAGAGTAAAAGAGATCGCGCACGAAGAACGTGAAAAGTACGAAGAATATATCCAGCAAAAAAGTGAGGCAAAAAAA